CATTTAAAAACTATTGTAGATGGATTTGCTTGTAGTGCTGCATCTGTAATTTTTATGGCAGGACAAGAAAGAGTTGTGCCAGAAAATGGATTACTTATGATTCACAATGCATGGACAGAAGCACGAGGTGATTCAAATGCAATGAAAAAAGTCGCTGAAGATTTAGAAAAAATTACTCAACCATCAGTTAATATTTATGTTTCTAAAACTGGACAAACAGAAGAGAAAATAAAAGAAATGATGGATAGAGAAGAATGGATCACTTCAAAAGAAGCTTACGAATTAGGATTTTCTACTACACAAGTTAGAAAAGATAGTATGCAATCTCTAGAAGCGGATTTTGTATTCAATTTAGTTATGAAAAACAAAGAATTGCAACATTCAAATGAAGAACAATTAAAAGAAATCCAAAATATGCAACAAACGCTAAATGAATTTAAAGAAGAAAATAATTCAAAAAAGATTAAAGAAGACGCATGGACGTCTTTTTTTAATACAAAAAAATAAGAAAAAGGAAGGTAAAAAATTATGAAATTTAATGAAACAAAAATGAAACAAGCTCAAGAAGAGGCTTTAAAAATTCTTCAAGAAACAGAAGACAAATCACAAGCAGTAATAGATGCAATAGACAAAATTATGTCAGTACAAAATGAAGAACTAATTAATGAAATTCAAGAACAAGCTCAAAGAGCAGAAAGTGATGAAGTTTATGCAAAATCTTTAGGATTAAGAACTTTATCTAAAGAAGAAAAAGAGTTTTATGAGGCTCTAAAAGATGTAAAACAAGCATTACCAGGAGACCAAATTGATATTCTACCAACTTCAATAGTAGACGTTACATTAGAAAATGTAAAAAAAGAAAGTGGAATATTAAATGATGTTAATTTTACACCAGCTAATGTAAAAAGATGGATAATTGCTGATAAAACAGGAGCATATTCATGGGGAGAATTAACAGACGAAATAAAAGGAGAATTAAAAGGAACATTCTCAACATTAAATATTGAAGTAAGTAAATTAACAGCTTATTTGGTAATCCCTAAAGCTATTAGAGATTTAGCATTACCATTTGTTGATAAATATTTCACAGCTATATTAAAAGAAGCTTTAAACGATGGTTTAGAGTTTGGATATTTACAAGGAACAGGAAAAGATATGCCTATAGGTATCTATAAACAAATTGGTTCTTCTAATGAAGATGGAACACACAAAGACAAAACAGTAAATAACTTAACAGCATTTACGCCAAAAGCTTTAGCAGCTGCTAAAAAGTACTTATCAAAAAATGGATTAAGAACATTTGATAAGTTAGTATTAGTTTGTCATCCAAACGATGAAGCTGATTATGTTGCACCTGCTATATATGATAGAGAGGGAAGATTAATCAGCTCATATAAAAACTTAACTGTAAAAACATCAGCAAACAACCCTCAAGGAAAAGCAGCATTAGTAATTCCAAAGAAATATACAATGGGATTATCTAATTTCGGTATTAAAAATTATGACCAAACAATGGCTATGGACGATGCTGACGTAGTAATCGGAAAAGGATATGCAAACGGTAGAGCTACAGATGATAATACAGCATTTGTATTTGATGTAACAAAACTAGAAGAATACATACCAGCAGTTAAAACTGTAGAAGAAGTTGCGGGAGCTTAGAAATAAGCTCCTACAATATTTTAATAAGGAGGGAAATAAAATGCCAAGAAATAGTAATAAAAAAGCAGAAACACTAAAAAAAGAAACTTATATAAGTGTTAGACAAAAGCCTTGGAAAGATTTAGAAGATAATGATTTTATATATAAACAAGGAGATATTTTTCCAAGAGAAGGTTTAGAAGTATCACCAGAAAGAATAAAAGAATTATCAACTACTAAGAACAAAATAGGAGAAATTTTGATTAAAAAAGTAGATACAATAGAGAATGAAAATAAAGACAACGAAGAAGCTAAAACAGAAAATGAAGATAACGGATTAAGTGAAAGTGAAAAAGACAACGAAGAAGTTAAAGAATAGAGGTGTATTTAATGAACGATACACAAATACAAGAACTTATAGAACAAATAAGAAAAGAACAACACATAAGTCCATTTGAAGATGATGATGTAATTAAAGGTTATATAAAAGAAGCAGAGTATGATATTAATTATCATTGCGGTGCTGAAATTGATTATGAAGAGGATTTAAAGGCAAGAAGTCTATTAAAAGATTATGTATTATATGCTAGAGAAAAAAGACTAGCAGAATTTAGACAATTGTATGCGGGGGAATATGCTATATTACAAGCAGAATATTACAAACCTACCGGCATATAATGACGGTAAATTTAGACTTTTTGAAATAAAACAAACCGAAAATGATTATCCTGTAGAATATTTACACGATACGAAAAAAGAACTTTGGTTTGAAGAATTATCAATTTCAGATAGGCTTAGATTTGAAGCCGAAGAAAGAAAAAAGAAAATAACCTTTAAAATAAGAATACCGCAAACAAAACAAATCAATTCTTTATGTGTTGTTAAGATAGGTGATGAATATCACAAAGTATATAATTGTTATCATTTTACAAATAAAGATGGTTTTAAGCAAACAGACATAACATTGGAAGAATATCCACGTGTTAAATTGGAGGAAGAACTATGACAAAACAAGAATTAGTAGATTTATTGAAAGAATTAGAAATCCCATTAAGTGAATCAACTCCAAGGGATGAAGATATGGAAAAAGAAATAAGAATTTGTTATTGGGATTATATTTGGGAAGACTTAACAGCAAGTGGTTCTAATTATAATACAAATGTTACATATCAGATTTCGGTAATAGCAGACAAACCGAGACATCCAAAACTTATAGAATTAAAGAATAAGTTAAATCGAATAGGATTATTCCCTACAATTCAACATGAATATTTAACAGAACAAAGAAGAATACATTCATTTTTTTCGCTAGATGTTCTTGAAAATATAGGAGAGTAAGATGAGTGTTCATGGATATGATGGCTTTCAAGATTTAGCAGAAATAATAGAAAAGTATGCTAAAAATGTTGATAATGTTATGGATGTTTTAGAAGCTGGGGCTAAAGAATTTGTAAATGATTTATTAAAGTTACCTAAGCCAATATCAAAAATAAGAAAAGCAGGCTATACACACTTAATAGATAGTTTTGCTTATCGAAAAGAAAATGATGAAGTAGAAGTTGGTTGGGGTAAATATTACGGTCCTATGCTAGAGCATGGAACTGTGAAAATGAATGCCAAAGAGCATATGTATCCTTTATGGGATAAAAACAAAGAAAAATATTATAAAACAATGATTACCAAGTTAGGATTACAAACCTGGTAATTAAATTTTTTAAGAAAGAAGGAATAAAATATGAAAACTAAAAGACCTATGCTAAAAGAAACAGTAGGAAGTTTATATTTAGCTTTTAATACTCCAGATGAAGATGGAGAATTTAATTTGACTACATATGAAGAAACAATAAAAAGTGATGTAGTAAAAAATATAGGTACAACAGAAAATGCAGAAAGTACAACTGTAAGAGCAAGTGGACAAGATTATGAAACAGTTTCTCAAAATTCAAGTATTGACCAAGCAGTAGAAGTAATTGCATTTGATCCAGGAGATATAGCAAAAATGAGAGCAGACAAAATTGGAAAATATCTAGTAAAAAGTGGATCTGCTTCAAAAAGACCATTCTTTGCATTTGGAAAAGTTAAGAAAATGATTGGTGGAGCTGTTGAATATGTATGGTATCCAAAATGTCAATTAATAGAAAATACAGACGATATTGCTACATCAGAAGATACATTCTCAGAACAAAATGATACACTTACAATAAGAGCATATGCATTTGATAAAGATGGAAATAAATCTGTAAGAGTAAATAGTGAAATGAGTAATTTCCCAAAAGGCTTAACAGAAGAAATGTTCTTCACAAAGCCATTAACATCTGATGATGAAATAGAAGCATTAATAAATAAAGAAGAAACACCAGGTGCCTAAAAAATCAAGGCTCTAAAATCCATTTAGAGCCTTTTTCAAAATAAAATCATATAGTTTATAGGAGAAAAAACATGGAAATATTATTAAAAGATGGAGAAAAGCTAAAATTAGAAGTGACATCACTTACACTAGAGTATATTGAAGATTATCCAGGTGGAATAGAAAAATTAAGAGCTGACGCTATGGGAGAAAAAGACAAAAACGGATATACCAAAACAATGTATGCAACAAATCAATTATTATATGCAGTAGTTGCATCTAATTACGATAAACCATTAACATATAGGCAAGCGGTGCGACTTGTAAAATTAGAAGATATAAACAGAATAACAAAATTTGTAATAGATAATATTCCAAATGAAATATTAGACCAAAAGCAAGAAAATTTTGATCATAGAATTTAGGCTGATTTTTTAATAAACATATGGATTTATTTTTAGCATACGGTACCTAAAACACATACTTTAAGTAGATACTTTATGATATGCCTAAAAAAGAGGTGAGAAAATAAATGGCAGATGATTTAAGAAGAGTAGGATTAGTTTTTAAAGAAGATGGAGCAGTAGATTTTAAGAAAAGTTTACAAGAAATCAATTTAGAATTAAATAAAAATTATAATCAGTTCAAACTAACGCAAGCACAATGGGATAAATCAACTAAAAGCACAGAAAAATTACGAGCCGAACAAGAGTATCTTAAAAATGCATATGAAATTCAAGCTGATAAAGTTAGTACATTAAAAATGCAACTAGCAGACTTAGAAAATTCGGAAAATAAAAATACAACAGCAATAAAGAAGAAACGTAACGAACTAAATGCAGCAGAAATAAAATTAGAATCATATAATCAAAAAATTAAAGATATAGAAAATCAATTACATAACACAGGGAAGAAAATCGAAGAATTTGGAACAAAAGTAGAGAACACCGGTGGAAAGATAGAGAAAGTAGGCAATAAATTGTCTGCTTTTTCTGCTGCTACAGCAGGTGCTTTTGTAGCATGTGCAAAAAGTGCAATTGATTTTGAAGATGCTTTTACTGGAGTTGAAAAAACAGTAGATGGAACAGAAGAGCAAATGGCACAATTGAAACAAGGCATAAGAGATATGGCAAAAGAAATTCCATCAACCACAACAGAAATAAGTGGGGTAGCGGAGGCAGCAGGACAACTAGGTATTGAAACAGAAAATATTTTAGGCTTTTCTAAAGCTATGATAGATTTAGGAAATTCTACAAATTTAACAGCAGATTCAGCAGCATCACAACTTGCAAAATTTGCGAATATTATGCAAATGAATCAAAAAGATTTTGATAGATTAGGTTCATCTATAGTTGATTTAGGAAACCATTTTGCAACAACAGAAGCGGATATTGTTGATATGGCTATGAGGTTAGCTGGAGCTGGTAAGCAAGTAGGATTTTCAGAAGGACAAGTTCTAGGATTAGCAACAGCTTTAAGCTCAGTTGGTATTGAAGCAGAAATGGGTGGCTCAGCTATTTCTAAAGCAATGATAAAAATGCAGAATGCTGTCGAATTAGGTGGAGGAAAATTACAAAAAGTATTAAAGAAAACAGGAATGAGTCTAAGAAGTTTAGAATTGATGTCTGCTAATAATTCTAAGGATTTTAAAGCATTAGCTCAAAGCATAGGTTTAACAAGCACAGAATTAAAAAATATGATAACAGCAGGGAGTAACTTGGAAGATTTTGCTAAAGTATCTGGAATGACAGCTGAACAATTTAAAAAAGCATGGAAAGAAGATGCTTCTGGAGCGTTATCAGCATTTATAAAAGGATTAGGCAATGCTGAAGATAAAGGAGAGAGTGCGATTACTATGTTAACCGAAATGGGTTTAACAGAAGTAAGATTAAGAGATTCTTTACTTAGAGCAGCCAACGCAGGAGATTTATTTAACAATGCAATAGAAACAGGAACAAAAGCTTGGCAAGATAATACAGCGCTTGCGAATGAAGCCAACAAAAGATACGGAACTCTAAAAAGTCAAATTCAAATTGCAATAAATAAATTAAAAGATTTAGCAATAACTATTGGAAACAAACTGACTCCAGTCATACCAAAAGTAACAAAACAAATAGAAAATTTTACTAAATGGGTAGAAAAGTTAGATGATAAGCAAGTAGAATGGATTTTAAATGTTGGAAAAGCAGTTATTGCAATAGGACCATTAATAACTATTTTAGGAAAAGTAACTAAAACAGGTGGAACAGCAATAAAAACTATAGGTACATTTACTCAAGCTATAGGAGTGGCAAAGGGTACAGTAACATCAACGTCAGTGGCTGTAAATAAATTAGCAGGTGTAATTACGGGAATAACAAGCCCTGTTGGAGCAGCTATTATTGCAACAACAGCATTAACAGCGGTGGTAATTGCAGCTAATAGAGCAATAAATGACAATATGATCCAAGAAAAAAATAGAACAAAGGAAATAGAGAAAACAAAAAAATCGTTAGAAGATTTAAAACAGCAACAACAACAAAACCTAGATGCCAATTTATCTGAAGTTGAAAATGTTCAAAGGTTAAGAAATGAATTAGGTCAATTAGTAGACGAAAACGGTGTAGTTCAAGATAAATATAAAGGAAGAGTACAGTTTATATTAAATGAATTAAATAAAGCACTTGGAACAGAATACAAGATGACAGGAGATGTTATAGACCAATATAAAGATTTAACCGATAGTATCGATGAAACTATAAATAAGAAAAAAGCAAGCATAATACTAAGTACTCAAGAAGAAAGTTATACAAATGCAATAAAGAATCAAGCAGAAGCAACTAGAAAACTTGGAGAGATACAAGCAGATTTAAATGATAGATTAAAAAAGAGAAAAGAGTTAGAAAAACAACTTGAAACAGCAAGTAAAGAAGGTGGAAACTATTCTGACTATCAAAAAATTAGAAATCAAATAACTAGCCTAGACGAACTTATATCAAAAACGAGAGAAAGTTATAATTCACAAGAAGACATTGTAAAGACATATTATCAAGACATTGCAACTTATGAAAAAAATGCAGCTTTGGTACAAGAAGGCACAGCAGAATCAATAAAAAAAGTAAACGACAGTGTATTGTATAGTTACCAAAAAAGAAAAGATGATACGATAGCTTCTTTAAATGAAGCTATAAATGCTGAGTCTGCATCTTTAGCTACATATAAAGAAATGTATGAAAATAATCAAGAAGAAATAACAAAAAATCAGCAAGAACAATCACAACAAAGATTAAATACATTAGTAGATGAATTAATACAATCTACAAGCACAATAAATGAAAATTCACCAGAAGTTCAAAAAGCATGGTCTGATTTAGCTTATGGTTCTTATAATACATATTATGATAAAGTTTCACAATTACCCGAAGAACTCTCAAATAAAATTCAAGAAATGACAGGAGTAACTATACAAAGAACACCAGAATTAGTAAATGAAACAAGTAACATGAGCCAACAAGTATTAGACCAAATAGAACAAAATCAGGAATTTAAGCAAGAGGCATTAAATAACTTAAAAGGATTATTAAGTGGTTTACAAGATGAACAATTAAGACAATTATTAGAAGAAGCGGGAGTTGAAGATGTTGACAAAGTAATGGAAGGAATAAGGAATGGAGATTTATCTGAGAATGAAGGTATAAATATTTTAAAAAATCTTCATAATGGTTTAAGCAATTCTTCTTGGCAAAACAGTTTGTGGAGTACAGCAAGAGGAATAGCATCGACACTTTCTGGATTACTTTCAATAAAGGCTAACGTAAATGGAAACACATCTGCAATTCCAGGACATAAACTCGGACTTGATTATGTTCCAAAAGATAATTATTTAGCTAGACTACACAAAGGAGAAAGAGTACTTACCAAAGAAGAAAATGAGGAATATACAAATGCAGAGGAAAGTAATAAAAATAGTAAGATACCGATAAGTAATATTGACTATAACAAGTTAGCTGAATCTTTAGCTATAGCTACGAATAGTGCAAATCAAAAAATTATTGATCTATTAACAAGAATACTTGCTAAAAATCCACAAATAGTAATGGATTCAGGAACACTAGTAGGAGAAATTATAGACCCCATAGACCAAGAAATGGGAAATAGACAAAGCAGAAGGGAGAGAGGAACTTGATAGAAGAATATATTTTATTTGGAGATAAAAACACATATAAAGATTATAAACTATTAATTCAATCTCTCTTAATTTCTACACCAAATCCAAAGGAAGAATTGGTTGATTTACCAGGAGCAGATGGAGAACTCGATTTTTCAGAATGTTTAACGGGAGATATAAAATATCAAAAAAGAACACTTACAATAAGTTTAGCAAAAAGAAAAAATGAAAGTTGTTTATCAGAATATAGTAGAATACAAAATGACTTAAATGGTAAAACAATGAAAATAATATTAAGTGAGGACCCTAATTTTTATTATTATGGTAAAGTTAAAGTAAAAGATTATGATAGATATTCACTACTACACACAATCGACATCGAATGCGACGTCGAACCTTACAAATACGATTTAACATCTTCAGATGAAGATTGGCTATGGGATCCATTTAGTTTTATAGATGGAATAATAAACGAAACAAGAGATTTAGTTGTCGATAGAGAATTAGAAGTATCAATTTTAGGTAGAAGACAAAAGGTTGTCCCAAAATTTGTTTGCGAGAATCCACTACAATTGATTTTTAATGAGCAAACATATAACTTGCCAGCTGGAGGAAGTTATTCGCCTGATATCGAAATATGTGAAGGAGAGAACATACTTAAGTTTATTGGCAATGGAACAGTAACAATTGAATATAGAGGAGGTAGTCTATAATGTATCAAATAACATGTAATGATGAAATTCTATACGATGTAAGACTAAAGAACAGAATAGTTTTATCTCCTGTGTTAAATTTAGAGGTAGGTAAAAATGGGACTTTGTCTTTTATCTTGCCACCTCAAAATGATTTATATGATAGAATTGAACAGCAAAAATCAATTATAAAAGTTTTTCAAGTTGATAAGATAGGAAACAGGAATGTAAAAACAGAATTGTTCAGAGGAACAGCATACTCTGAAAAATTTGATTTTTGGAATAGAAAGCAAGTCGAATGTGAAGGCGAGCTTTCTTTTTTTAATGATTCTATTATAAGGCCTTATTCATACGAGGGAGATGTAGGACCATTATTTCAAAAGTATGTGAATGAGCATAGTTCTGTGGTAGATGTAAACAAACAGTTTACACCTAGAAGATGTACTGTAGTAGATCCAAACGGATATATAACAAGAGCAAATATGAATTATCCAAGCACGAAATCAGAAATGAATGAAAAGTTATTAAATATTCTAGGTGGACATTTTGAAACTGGAGCTAATGAAGATGGCACACGTTGGATTGATTATCTAGCTGAATATGAAAATATTTCATCTCAAATAATTGAATTTGGCAAAAATGAATTAGATTTATCTCAGTTTATTAGTTCTGAAGATGTAAAAACAAGAATTGTACCGTTAGGAAAAAAGAATGATGAAACTGGAGAATATCTAACGATTAAAAGTGTAAATAATGGCTTAGATTATGTGCAAGATAATTCAGCGATTTCGCTTTTTGGGGTGAAAGAAGATATAGTTGTATTTGATGATGTAACACTTCCAGAAAATCTTTTAGCAAAGGGAAACCAAGAACTACAAAACAGAATAAATAAAACTATATCAATTGATGTAAGTGCAGCAGATTTACACAATTTAGATGTAAATATAGAGGCTTTTCACATTGGAGAATATGTAAGAGTATTATCAAAGCCACATAACTTAGATAGATACTTCTTATTAAGCAAATTAAGTTTAGCACTAGACAAACCAAGTGAATGTAAAATGACTTTGGGTGCTGTGTTTAAGTCTTTTACACAAAAACAAATAGAAGCGGAAAAGAAATTAAATCAAACTGTAGAAAATAATGTAGTCAATGTTACAGAAATAAAGCAAAATGTGCAAACTTTGAACAATGATATGAGAGATGTTAAACAAGTTATACAAGATGTTCCTGGGGAATATGTAAAAACAACAACCTTTAATAATTATAAACAACAAATTAATCAAAAATTTGATGGTGTACATACAGAAAAAGGAATTGTATCAAATGTGACAGATTTAGCAAATATCCAAAATCCAACAAAGGGAGATATTTACAAAATAATTGATTCAACTACAAACCAATATACAAGATATATTTATACAGGAACAGCTTGGGAAGAATTACTAAATTTAAATAACTATGTAGATAAAACTACATTTCAAGCTTTAGAACAAAGGGTACAAGCCCTAGAAGGAGGTAATAATTAATGGCTAGTATAATAGAACTTATAAAAAATATAAGAAATGCAAGATTAGGTAAAGATGTAAGAGAAAGCATAGCTTCTGCAATAGAACAAACATATGAAGATGCAACTGAAAAGGGAAGTTCTAACATGGAAGTAGCACAGGCAAGAGGGACATTCAACACATTAAGAGAAAGACTAAATAACAGCGATAGTGTAAAGGCAAGTAAGCAAGAAGTAGATATAGCAAATAATAATTTACAGAATCAAATAAATAGTTTAGCAAGTGGAAGTCCTTTAGTAGCAAGTTCTGTAAGTGAAATGACAGATACTACTAGGGTATATGTAAATACCACTGATGGACATTGGTATTGGCATGATGGTACTACTTGGCAAGATGGTGGAGCATACCAAACAGCGGAAAACAGTAATGCTGTGAACCAATTAATTAACTTTATTGATAAAGGTTCGGTTAATCTTTATGATAAAAGAGATTTAAGTTGGACTAGAGCTAATTTTGATAGTGTACCTTTAAATTTAAAAGCTGAAAAGTATATAATTTCGTTAGTTTCAACAGGAACATCAGGTACTTTTACTGTTCAATTTCGTAATGACACTACTATTGTTGCAAGCAAAATTTTAAATAATCAAGACTTTAATGTTAGAGATTCTTTTGATATAGAATTATCAAGTGATATTAATAATTTCCGTATTTGGAATGATGTTGCTTGTGAAATTAAAGATATAATGATTATTCCTTACTATTTTGGTAATTTAGATTATATTAAATCAAATATATCTAATCAAGAAGTTATAGATTTAATTAATAACAATTTTAATTATGTAGATAATATTATAATAGATAAACTGGAGAATGATTTAGGAGAAGTAATTGATATAACAGATGATGCTGAAGATAGTGAATACGGATATTATGCTGCTAAAAAATTTAATAAAACTTATCTATATACACAAAGTGGATCATCTAATTATCATAAAGATTATTCTGTATCATTTAATGAACATTATAAGGTAAGTTTATATAAACCTACATCTGGCTCAATTTATCCTATATTTTTTACAGATGATGATTTAAATGTTATTGATTATTTAACTACTAATGTATCTGACCAAGCTACTGAATTTGATTTTAAAATTCCTTATGGTGCTACAAAACTTTTAATTTCACATAGAGTAGGAAATAGTTATCCATTAAGTATTAAAAGATATATTTACAAAGATTTAAATACAGTTGTTAAAGATATTAATTCTGGAATACCAACATATTATAAAGAGCATTTAAATAGTAAGATAGATGAAATTAATGCACTTGAACAAAATATTGGTGTCAATGGAGACACAGTTGGATTTATAACAGATATACACGTACCTAGTAATTCAATGAATAGTCCTTATCTTTTAAAAGAGATATATAATAAAACTAATCTATCAATGGTATTTGATGGTGGAGATAGTGCCTTTGGTAGTTCATCAGTAATAAATACAAAAGAATTAGCAATATCAGAATTATATGAAAGTATAAATTCTTTTAATGTTGCTTTAAACAATAGAATAATTAGAAATGTTGGAAATCATGATAATAATGGTTATGGTGCATATTATCAAGAACAAGTAAGAATTGAACCGAATGAATTATTTGGCATTCTTTTCAAAAGGCAAACAGATAAGGTTGTATATGATGAAAATAATCCTTATGGAAATTATTGTTATTATGATAATGAAAAACAAAAAATAAGATATATAATACTTTCAACAGAAGAAACAGGCGAAAAAAAAGGATTTTCAGTTGCTTGTACGGAATGGCTAGTAAATAAAGCTTTTGTATTTCCAACAAGCGGTTGGAGTGTTGCTATATTTACACATCAACCTATTAAGGACAATAACAACTATTATAGACATAGAGAAATGTTTAAAGCTTTAAATAATGGAACTACTTTTAATTGGGAAGATACATACGGAACAGCAGTTTATAATATTCACGCAGATTTTACAGGGAACAAACAAGCAAATGTATTATTTGTTGCATGTGGGCATATGCATCAAGATGGTATTGGAATTGATAATAATGTGGTATATTTCCAAACTACTTGTGATGCTCATTATAATGATGATTATTCGCAGCTTGGATATAGAAGAGATGCTGGAACAGTTTATGAGCAAGCATTTGATATTATTTGTATAAATAAACAAACTAAACATATTGATTTAGTTAGAGTAGGCGCTGGAAATAATAGAGGATTTACTTACGGAACAATACCATCTATTGACGAATAATTTAATTAAAAACAAATATAAAATTCTAAAGAAAGAGAGGCAAAACAATGCCAGTTATAAATTTTATAAAAAATTATTGGGTACAGATAATGTTTGTCTGTACTCTTTTAGGTGCTATGTATAAATTTGAAAAAGCAATGATAGAAGCAACAAAATGTAGTTTAAGGAACGACATTTTAGAAATATATGATAGATGTAAGGAAGAAAAGAAAATAACAAAATGGCAACTTGAAAGTATCGAATATAGTTATGAACAATACAAAGCACTAAAAGGAAATTCTTTTATAGAAAATTTGTACAAAAGAGTACAAACTTTTGAAATAATTGATTAAGGAGGTGCACTATGAAAGATAAAGAAAAAATATTTAGTTATATTTTAGTATTATTAACAGTATTTATTTTGTTTTTAAGTGTATATTTTAATTATAAACAAACAGGACAAATAGATACAAACAAACTAGAAGAAGCGGTACAAACAATTTCAGATGAAATAAAAGTCATAAATCAATCATCTACAGAAATACCAGAATTAACAGAAAATGATGAACAAACACTTGAAGTTCAAGAAGTAGAAGATGAAAGTTTTGAACTTCAAGGAGATATAGCATATGAAGGAGATGCAAAACATTGGAATTTACATACAGATGACAACCCACAATTGACATATATTTCACAAATAGATAGTAGATGGAGATATTATCCTTATACATCAACAGGAAATAGTTCACAAACCATTGGTTCAAGTGGTTGTGGGGTAGCATCTGCAGCAATGATAATTGACAGTATAAAGGGATATGTAGATATAAGAACCTTAGCAGATGTATTCGTTGAAAACGGATATCGTTCAGCAAATAATGGAACTTATTGGAGTGCTTACAGAGCTGTAGCAGATGAGTTTGATATAGACTATGCAGAAACTTCTTATTTAGATAGAGCAATAGAATTATTACAGAGTGATTATTATATAATAGCAAGTTGTGGAAATGGATTATTTACAACTGGAGGACATTATATAGTAATCTATGGAATAGAAGGTAATACTTTAAAGATATATGATCCATATTTATATAGTGGTAAATTTGAAACTAGTACCAGAAGAGGAAAAGTAACAGTAAGTGGAAACACTGTGTATTGTTCTGTAGATAATTTTAGAAACTACGCAAATTATAAACAGTTTTTCTGTTATGGTTATGATGCAAATAGTGTAGAAACAGAAAATAAAACAACTGTGTCAACAGTTTCAACAAATGACACAGTTCAAACTACAAACTATCAAGTAAAAATAACAGCATCTAGTTTAAGAATAAGACAAGGTGCTAGTACATCATATTCACAAATTGGAAGTTATTCAAAAAATAGAATAGTAACAATATTAGCAGTATCTAATAATTGGGGTAAAACAATTGATGGATGGATATGTTTAGACTATACAAGCAGAGATATAGATACCATAAATTTAACAAATAATTCCGGACAGACAAAGAAATTAACAAGAGCTATGACTTTATATTCTAATAGTAACTTAACAGGTAAAAAGTACAATTATAAAGCAAATACCACTATTAGAATATTAAAGAATATAAGTTCATCTGTAGATTACATACAAGTATTAGCTACAGGAAGAAAAGCATATATAAATAATAGTGCTTATTCAAATGTAACAATAACTGGGGCAAGAGGAACTGTAGGAGCAACTAAAAAGTTAAAAGCTTGTAATTTATACAAAAACTCCAAATTAAGTGGAACTAGGTACACATATAAAGCAAATACTACAGTAACTATTTTAAAGAATATAAATTCTAATGTGGATCAAGTAAAAGTAAAAGCTACAGGTAGAGTAGCATATGTAAATGTTAATAATTATAAATAATATAAAGAGGTAGATTAATTAATTTTAGTCTACCTCTTTTTTGCGTTTTAGGTATAAATTTAATATTTTTTAATATTTTATATAAAAATGGACACAATATAATTACAAAACAATGTTCGTAAAAATATTGACAAATTTACATAAATGTAATATAATATTACAAAAATATTACAGGAATATTAAGTTTATATTAAGTTTTATTTACAGGTATTGATTATTTTATATT